TATAAACCTATTCTTGGCAAAGCTGTTGATTTAATATAAAAGGTATTATGGCCAAAACAAATAAATCATTCGTACCTAGAGATAAGCCTACCAAACGTGGCGCTCGCCAACACAAGAAAAATTTAAATAAGGCAGAAAAAAGGCAGAAATCTCAAAAACGTTACAAAGGTCAAGGATAAATTAAATAAGTAAAATGAAAACTTTAATAATTTTAATTTTATTGTTTGACGGAACTTTTTTAAAACAAAATATCATATTACCTGCACCCACAGAAGTCCATGAGTGTCTTAATTATGGGGAGATGTTCAAGGAAACTATATCTACCTACAGACAGGAACCCTACCAGGGGTGGTATTTAAATAATGGCCAAGGAATTATTTTTGGGATTATGTGTGAATAGTGCTTGACACAATATAACATATTTTATAGGGTATTGTTTAATTAACAAATGAAAGGTTATAACAAATGACGGACTTTAATAAATACAAAAACATATCTCTTAAATTAGATGTGTATTCAAAAATACAAAAGATAGGCAAAATCTTGGTACCTGATGATCCAAATATCTCACGTGCTCAAGTAGTGACTATTCTTGTCAACAAGGAAGTAAAAAAACTAAATGGAAAACTAAAAAAATAACTAACCCACGAAAGGAAAAAGTAATGAAGTACACTTTAATAAAAAAATCAAAGTACATGACGCAAGTAGTTAAAGAAGCTGACAGTATAGATCAGATATTTAAATACAAAGTAGCCTCAGAGATGATGGAAGACAACCAAGACGGTCAACCTATGATTCATAAGTTTCATATTATGATCGATATCAATGATGCGTTTAAATATGTAGATGCATCACTTTATGACGACAAAGAAAAACCTTTAGTACTAACTGAAGATATGGAAGTTAAATTAACACCGGAAGGTGTTAATGTGAAAGCTGCATCATGAAGCCTGGGTATATAGTTTGCACTAAATGTAAGGGAAATGGATTTTTAAGGATCCCTTACAAAACTGCTCGAGAGGAGGTCACTGTTCAATGTGACCTTTGCAATTCTCAAGGAGAAATTCCAAAAGGTTTAGAAGAAGAGACAACTGATGAAACAGAAAGCATACAATGATTAGAGGAGACAGTATTCTTGGGGATTATAAGTTACTTAGAAAATGGACTAAAGGTTTTGATTGCAAAGGTTTTAAAACCTGTGAGATTGGAGTTCGTGAAGGACTGGCTTCAGTTATTATTATGGATAACGTTATTAATAATTATATCCATATTGGTGTGGATCCTTACGATAATTTAAAATACCAACATTATGATAATGACAAAAATTCTTATCAATGTGATTACACCAATAAAATGAGAGATCAATTAATCAAGGACATGGATAGATATATTAGGATTGGACGTTTTGCATTAGTTAATGAAACCGATACTTCTTTTATGAATGGTTCTGCTCATCAGGCAAGTAGATATTCTTTTGTTCACTTCGATGGTCCCCATATGACTAAAGATGTAATGACTGAGTGTATTTGGTTTGCAAATCGTGCAGCACCTATTACTAGGTTTGTCTTCGATGATTTTCCTAAATATAATATGCAACTCATTAGAGACGTTATTAAAGTTATATGGCTTTGAGATCATGGACCAAGGACAAAATAAAATTTGCCTGGAGAAGAATGCCTTATAAAGATCCGCATGATCCTAGAAAAATAGTAATTGATTGTGCTTATTTAAATACTGAGAGAGGGTTTGTGACTCAAATGATTTCAGGTAAGTTTAAACCTAGTTATGGTAAAAAAACTGGTCATATACCTGCTCCAAACATAGACAAAATGGAAGTTTGGCGTTTGTATATGAACCATTTAATTAAAATGAAAGAAAAATTTCCAAAGTCTGATGGAAGAATCTGTGCATACTGTGAGCAACCTTTTACTTTTATAACTAGAATGGGGACTAGAGGTAAAGGATACATAGGTCGTAAGGGCCAACATAAAACAAACGTCTCGATGGATAGATGGGACCCAAGACTGACCTATCAAGCTAACAACATAATTTTTTGTTGTGTTAATTGTAATGATAAAAAAAGAAATAGTAATCCCGATGATTGGAAAAATTATCAACGAGTAGGAAAGGAAAAAATAGATGACTGAAGTACCTAAAATAAAATGGAATAAACAGTTTCATTACCCTAAGACTTCAAGACAAATTATAGATGGCAAACGTCATTATATCTTGAAGGAAGAAAAACTACCGAGTGTGACTACTATATTATCTGCTACACAGAGTAAGGAAAAACAAGCGTCACTCCAGTCTTGGAGAGATAAAATTGGTCATGAAGCTGCGGAGAAGATTACTAAAGACGCGGCTCATAGAGGGACTACCATGCACAATATTCTAGAGCATTACATGGAGGACAGATTTATCATAGACCTTACGGAAAATGGCTTACAGGCTATGAAGATGGCTAAAATAATCGTGGACCAGGGATTGACCGGTAAAATTGATGAATTATGGTGTAGTGAAGGGACCTTATTCTATCCGGATATGTATGCAGGTGCAACCGATGGCGCTGGTATCTATGAGGGCAAGGAAGCAATTATAGACTTTAAGCAATCTAATAAACCTAAACGTAAAGAATGGATCACGGATTACTATTTACAATTAGCAGCTTATGCAATTGCTCACAACCAAATCTATGGAACTAATATACAGTTTGGAATTATTCTAATGTGTACTAAAGATTTTTTATACCAAGAGTTTCGCGTAGAAGGCGAAGAATTCAAACATTACGCGAACGAATGGTGGACAAGAGTAGGGCAATATTACCAGCAAAAAGAATTACAAAACATAGTTGACAGGAATGGTTTTTAGTCCTATATTAACCTATAACTAATGAAAGGAATAATATGAAAAATAAATGTGAAGATTGCGAAGGTTTAGGTTATTTTACAGAAGTAGAAGCAAGTGGCATTACAGATCCAAAAGATCCCTACTACTATCCGCATACAGAACGTTGTGATAGTTGTCTTGTTTTTAGCAGTGATGAAGAAGCTGATAATTTTTTAACGGAGAAAAAAAATGACTGAGCAAACTGATAAATTAAAATTAGAAGTAGAGAAAGAACGAAATACTAAAAAATATACTGTTGATGAGATAAAAGACGCAATTATTGTAGTAACTGATAGAGAACGTACGGCTGAGGAGGTTATAGCAGTACTTGAAACAGAATTATAATATGATAAAATAAAAATATGCCTAAAAAAAAGAAAGTACTTACTCCTACTCAACTACATAAACAGATAAAAATGGTAATAAAAGATTATACTTATGAGGAAGTTAGGTCTGGTTTAGAAAATTTTTCTCCAGAAGAATGGTGGGATGTGAGAGAAAAACTACGAGAAAGATTACCTGACATGAATTTTGATAAATTAGATCTATACGATTTTAAACAATTAACTTATCGTATGTATGGTGTTGAACCTGAGTGGGATGTTATACAGACAGTACATTAAAGAAAGGAGTAATATGACAACAAGTAAGAAAGAGTTTAATGCCGGCTTAAAGAAAGCTAAAGACTGGGACGGTATATCTAGACCTAGTAATGACGCTTATACCGAGTCTTGGAACAGAATTTTTGGTGGTAAGACTGAGAAGAAAGAAAAAAAGATCGAGGACCGAGGCAAAGGGGTTACAATTTGTAAGGCAAAAGATTGTAACAATTCGCTATATGGTTGGACAAGTAGCAAAAACAAGGAATATTGCGTAGATTGTGTCTAAATTAAGGCAGGTTTTTATGTATAGACTTTATTTGCCAGAAAAGTTTTTTTGTTTTTCAATTTCCAAATCGTGGTTACAATGGTTACAATTGGTTTTAAAACACTATTATTCACTAATACCAACACTAATAGACGATAATTTTGTAACAAAATCGTGTTACAATGTGGTTACAGTGGTTACAAAATACAATAATCAGCTGATACCAACACTTCTAGCAAACCCGTACGCGCGCATAAGAAATGTTTTTTAATAAAAAAGTTGCCTAGAGAAAAAACCTATACGTGATATAGTGAGATTATGAAAAAAAAGAGAACTAAAAATAAAAAGACTATTCCTCTCAACACCAAAGCTTTGGGCAATGATATATCTGCCTATCCATTTGTAGAGATACAATGGTTGGATATTGAAGGCGATGCCGGCTGGAGTAATACTAAAGATTTAAAAAAAGAAGAGTTGCCAGTATGTGTATCAAAAGGTTACTTACTTAGTCAAAGTAAAGGAATCACTAGAATATTTACTGATTATATTTTAAATAAAGATAAGCCTACGTTTGAAACAATAGGTAACACTTGTATAATTCCTACTGCAGTAATACAATCTATTAAGAAAATTACTCTTTAATCTCTTCGGCTTCAACTTCAACTACTTCGGCGTTGCCATCAAAAATAGGTTTATAATTCTTTAAAGCTTGCTCTAACATCTTATCTAATTCTGTTTCATCTGTGTTATCTAAATTTTTATGTAGGTGTAGGTTGGTATTACTTTGGAAGCCACCAGCTTTACCTCTAGCTATTTCCATATTACCTGCAGCACTCCAGGCTTTATGTTCTCTAGCTTCATCTCTAATCTTACCCAGTTCTGCTAAATGTTTTTCATAGGTAATATCATACTTTTTCATCTTCTCTGCTCTGAGTCTTCCTATGTATTGAGTGACTAGAGGGTAGAGTAAAGGGTTCTGTAATTTGCTAGCCGATACATAAGCTGAGTTCTCTTCATATCCTGCTTCTACTGCACACTCAGTATTTGTTTTCCTGCCCTCTTCCGAGACCACTAAGTTAGCAAATTTAATTTGTTTTTCTGTAAGTCTTTTTGGTAAACCCATACTTGCAATATAATATATTTTTGGTATATATTCAAGCTACAATGGTTACAGGAAAGATGTTTAGAATGGCGCTGGATAAGTTTTTTAAATCTCCAGTTGCTCAGGAAGCAAGAGTTCAAATCTGCATGCCGGACGGTCAAATGTATGACATCAAAAATATTAAATTGATGGAAAACAAACTGTTAGGAGTGCGGGAGACTCATAGATTGGTCCTAACTACCTATAAATCCAAATGGAATATGGGTGAAGTTATCGGTAAAATTGATTAGCTTTAATACACCTCACTTAGC